CTTTAATTCGCTCTTGTTTAGCGTGGATATTAGCGTAAAGACCGGGCTTAGCCATATTGAATCGTCTGATAACTAATGTTAGTCACAACAACATAGACGCCTGTTAATGCAAGTATACCTTCGCCAGAAAAAATAACTTGGAAAGGTTGTACTGCCGTGCCTGTATTGTAGCTAGTAATCCATTTACCCGTTGAATATATACAAGCAGTGCCACCAGCGATTGTGCCAGAGTTAATGTCTGTAATGGTAAACGTATTAGCACCAGTCACAGTAACTACATAGTTGCCCGCAGTTGCAGAAACGCCTGTAGCTGGAGCAAAAGTAATACCGATGTTTTGCCCGGTAGTTAAGCCATGTGCTGTCTGAGTAACTGTAACAGTATTACCTGAACGTGCATAAGTACCCGTTGTAACTGGAGCAGTTGCCGTATCAAAAACATCAAGGCTACCAGCAGTGCCAGTACCAAGATAAATCAGGTTTTTTAGGCGCACACGCCCCATAACCATAAGACCAGAACCGCTAAGGTGCGATCCTCTTACATCATATTGCATTGTCATAGTTAATCTCCTAAATCAAAGAAAGGGGCCGTAGCCCCCGAAGACTAATTATTCAAAGTTGCCGTATGGGTAAGTAGTCGTAGTACCGATGCTACCGTCAAGCTGAGTGTAACGAATGGTGAAATAGAACTTACCACCAGTGATCGGGCCAGCTAAAGAAGTACCTACGATAGCCACAGTAAACACAACCTGCGAAAGCTTAGTGGCATTAGGGCCTGTACCTGCACCGTTAGTAGTTAAGATGTCTGCGCTGGTAGATGCTTGGTTAGCCAACTGGGTAGCCGTAAACGTAGCCAATGACTGGCGTCCAACAGCAGGTGAAGTTAGAACTGCGGTGTTAGCGTAAGCGGCTGTACCGGCTGCTGCGGTGTAGTTGTTCGACACATAAATAGTCGTTGAGGTCAACGTGCCAGTAGTAATGGCTGGAACAACGCCGATGTCTACAAAAATGTCATTGATTGCCGAACCGTAAGGCAGATACATAACTGCGCCACGATAGATGTTTGTCGTCGAATCAGTAGGAATAGTTTGAGCTACTGATGGGTATACTGAAGAAGATGGCTGATAAACAACAGCATTTAAGTTAGGTATGCCGTTAGCATTAACAAACTGACCAGAAGCACCGCCGTAGTTAGCTGAGCCGTTAGTGGTAACAGTTAAATCAATATCTGCTGCTTGTACTAAATCTGTGTAACCGACGTTACGCAAAGCGCCAAAACGCTGATCGCCGGATAAAATTGGGCCTTCAAAGGTAGCGCGTGACATAATAATTCCTTATGCAAAAGTACCTTACCAATCGTTGCATCGTCTGCTGGGGCAGTGGTGGTAAGGTTATTTTCCCAGATGTGTTTAATATACACCAAAAATTTATTTGTGCAACTTACTTTCTAGTAATATAGCAATTAAATATCGTTTTTTGGTAAATATGTATGAATTTTATCATTCGCAAAGTTGATTGCCGCAAACCGGAAGTAGTTACGGTGCTTAATCATTTGCAAAAACAATGTTTGCCGAGTGATAAGTTGTACGATGTTACTCGGGGGCATTGGTGGGTAGCCTACACAGAAGAAGGTAAACCTGTGGCTTTTGCTGGGCTTGTAAGATCAAGCGCTTGGGTAGATTGTGGGTACTTATGCCGCGCGGGAGTTATGCGTGAATTCCGTGGTAAGGGTTTGCAAAAGCGGCTAATAAAAGTAAGAGAGGCGCAAGCCAAGCGTCTTAACTGGAATTGGCTCATCACAGACACGTATCGCAACCCTGCGTCATCTAATTCTCTGATATCATGCGGCTACAAACTATATGACCCAACAGTTCCGTGGTCATTTAAGTACGCTCTGTATTGGAGGAAAAAGCTGCCATGCCATATAAAGAAAAAGAAGACCGGCTAGCTGCGCAGAGAAAACACTACCAGAAAAATAAAGAACGTGTAAAAGCCGCGACTAAATTACATAGGGCTAGCAAAAAGTCGGAATGGCTGGAATATAAAAAGACTTTATCTTGTACTCAATGCGGGCAAAATCATCCAGCCGCGTTAGATTTCCACCACGTTGTACGATCCCCAGAAAATAAAAAACTACACGCTTTACTACGCAGCGGTGCATATAAACAAGCATTTGAAGAAATAAAAAAGTGTTTGGTTCTATGCGCAAACTGTCACAGAATTCTGCATTACAACGAGCATCACGATAAGAAGAAAGCTCGTAAAAAGAAAAACAAAGGCCCATAAAAAACCCCACCTCGTGGGTGGGGCCAAACCCGGGGGGAGGTTTAGTTTAGAACGAGCCGCTTGAACCCCAGACGCCGAGAGGGTCTGACCAGCCGAAGCTGTAGCGTTCACGGGCTTTGTAACGTACGTTACCGGTGTCGAAGTCTCCGTCCATCGAATTCTGGAGAGGAGTACGCTCGAAGTGCTTCAAGCCGTTAGGAACGTCGGTCAACAAGAACCATGCGTTTGTATCGGTCAAGAAGTGGTTAACAGCGTAGCCTTCAGGCACAGAACCGTTATTCACGATTGCGCTGATGTCGTTGTTGTTAGTACCAACACGGAGCTGGGTTTCTAACAGGCGGGTAGCCACGAACATCAATGCAGGAGGAATAATCAGCTTACGTGGCTTAGCAGCGATCAACAGACCACGCTCGTCCGTCCAAGCAGCGATTTGAATAACAGCGCTTTCCAGCGAGGTTTCATTCAAGTCAACTTGGGTCGTAGGAGTGTTGGCGTTAGTACCACCAGAAACCAAAGGATGCGAAGCGCTAAACAGAGATACGCCGTCGCCACCGAGGTAGCTTGAGCTAAAACCGTTGTTCAGAACCGAAGCAGCTTTAACTTGCTTGGTGTAAGCCATAGCACGAGCCAGAGCTTTGGTGTAACGAGCAGACAGGCTGTCGTACAAGTTATCTTCAATCGCTTCTTCAGTGATCGAGAAACCCAAAGCAATGGTTTCGTGCGAGTAGCGCGATGTGAAAGCTTCTTGCGCGTTATCGTAAGCGATAGCGGCGCCTTCAGACTTCACAGGGGCTGCGGAGAAACCAGACAACTTGGTTTCTTCTTCAAAGCTACGCTCCGATTTCTCGGTTTCGTATAGCTCTTTATGCTCTTCGCCATAGCGTTTGTATTCCAAACCAAACAATGCGTTGAGGCCGGGGAGTAGCTCTTTAAGGAGCTGCGAACGTGAAATAGCCATTTTGTTAGCTCCTTATTAGTTGGTTGTACCAGCAGATTGGTAGTACGAGTGAACGCCAAAGTTTAACTTGACGATACAGTCCGTATACGCATCACCGGGGTTGGATGGGAAGTTACCACCGAACGTGGAGTTGGCGTTAACCAAATCAACGATCTTACATGCCAAGGCGCTGGTGTTAGCAGCGGACGAAGCCAATGCAACAACAGAGTTACCTGTCTGGGTGTTAACAGTCGTCGAACTCGTACCAGCCGTGAAGTTGGCCAGAGCAATGGTCTTACCGATAGAAGCAACGGTAATCGAACCAAGCGATTGCACTTGGAACAGTGCATCTGGATCATCCATTACGCGGACAAAAATGTTTGTATAACCAGCGGTGACAGCGTTAGCTGGCAAGTACTGAGCATACAAAGGATAGCCAAGCTGTTGACCAGCCAACTGATAACGAACGCCGACGCACACACCAACGATACCAACGCTGGAAGTGGTAGGAGTAGACGTTACAACAGTAGGCTGACCTGCGTTCGAGGCGCCGAGTTGAACTAAGTCACCGAAACCGATAGGAGCGGTGTTGTTTGTGGTCAACTGAATTTCACGGATTACACCACCGTTAAAAAGTTGACCCCCGATCAAGTTGATCGGCTTTAGCCCATAGGGGCTGGATACTGTAGCCATTTAAGACCTCCGATAAGATTATTTAGAACCATTTCCAAACCCTCTGCCTCTAGATACTTCACTTTTACGATCAGCAAATAATGGCATACGGGCGTCATTGTTTCGCATAAAGTGGTTATCAACTGAGTCCATCTGGTTTTGAGAGGCACGGTCGTAATGCTCTTTACGAGCAGCAACCATTTCTCTAGGGGCTTTACACAAAATCAAACCGCCGATTTCGACGTTTCCATCTTTGTTTCCTGCCACCTGCAATTCAGGATGGTCTACAGCTTTAACCGGAACCCAACCTTCACGAAACTTTTGCGAAACATTCGTGGGGTTAGCTTGACCAAGAACTTCCGCTGCAATGTAGCGGAAAACATAATCTGGATCAGGCGTTGGGTCTGGCAATGCGTTAACGGGTGTGTACACGTAACGTGCTGGATTTTTGTCACGAGTATCCAAATCTCGGGGTGCGCGGGGATTAACCATTATCTAGGCTCCAATTTAAGAACTTCTCTAGCGTATTGCTCGTGGGTAAGACCAAGTCGATCAGCGATAGCGGCTGCTGTCGTGGTTAACTTGATGTTTTTCTTGGCTCCCGTTGTACGAGATGCCGGGGCAACTACGGTAGCGGGTTTCTTAGCTGGCGCAGCCTTGGCTGGCTTATCATCTTCTCCAACAACTTCTGGAAAGACTTGCCGCATGCGAGAGTCAATTCTCTCGAAGTATTCATCTGAGCGAGGGTCATACCCCGTAGACACTAATTTTTGGTGCAGCCCTAGTGCAAAGGCCGTTAGTTCTTCATACCCCGGTGTCCCGAACCACTGGTTTTTGGCTTGCCAGCGCAAGGTCTTTTCGTCGAGTTGGGGTTTTTCAATTGGTTGTTGCTGCCTTTGTACCACGTCTTGTTCCACTTGTAAAGGAACAGGGCGAAAGTTTTTGGCTGCTTCAAGCCGCATTTTTGCTTCAGTTAGATTTTCCTGCGCTTCTAACATGGCG